ACTTTATGGGTTGAAAAATATAGACCTTCAAATGTAGATACATATATCGGTAACGAACACTTACTTGAGAAAGTATCAATATATCTTGAGAGTGGAGATTTACCACACCTCTTACTATACGGTAAAGCTGGTACAGGTAAAACCACTCTCGCTAAGATTCTTGTAAAAAATATAGAATGTGACTATTTGTACATAAATGCAAGTGATGAAAACAATGTAGATACAGTTAGAACTAAAGTTAAGAACTTTGCTTCTACTATCGGTTTCAAAGATATGAAAGTTATTATACTTGATGAGTGTGATTATATTACACCAAATGCTCAAGCGGCTCTTCGTAATCTTATGGAAACATTCAGTAAACATTGTAGGTTTATCTTGACTTGTAATTATGTAGAACGAATTATTGACCCAATACAATCTCGGTGTCAAAGTTTTCAGATAATTCCACCGTCTAAAGTTGAAGTTGCAAAACATCTTCATAATATTTTAGTACAAGAGAACGTGATTAGTAAACCTGAAGATATTAAAGTATTAGTAGAGAGTGGATACCCTGATATTCGTAGGGTTATAAANTCNGCTCAAAGAAANGTAGTTAANGGTAAACTTAAATTAGATANATCNAGTATNATTCAAAANGATTACAAACTTAAATTACTTAAAATTTTAGAAACACAGAATAAAAAGAATGCATTTAATGAAATCAGACAATTATTGGCAGACAATAAGATTACAGATTATGCTGACTTGTTTCGTTTATTATATGATGAAGTAGATTCATATGGTAAAGGTCACGTAGCAGAATGTATTTTAATTATTGCTAGATATGAATTAAGTGATTCACAAGTAGTGGATAAAGAAATCAACGTTATGGCTATGTTAATAGAATTATTAGGAGTTATCAAATGAGTATGCATCCAAAAGGGAGAATACCAAAAAGAGAAAAACAAGTACAAGTTGACTTGAAACAAGCAGATACTATTAAATGTAATGATTGTAATAACTATTTATTTATAACATCATTTATATTAAAAAAACTATCCGCAATAGTTTCACCAAATGGTCAAGAAGCTTTAATTCCTGTTCAAGTATATAGTTGTGGAAATTGTGGTAAAGTAGCTGAGGGAATGTTAGAGGGTGCTGGTTTGGAAGAAGAAACAAAGTCAGATAATTTTCCAAGTTTGGACATATGAGTGAAAAAAGAAAAACAATATTCACTAACAAATCCTCCGCTGGAAAAGGGGATTCACCGAGAGTTGGTATAAGTTATGAAGAGTGGGAAAAAAAATACGAAAAAATCTTTGGTAAAAAGGAAGAATCTATTCGACCACATCAAACAGATAACAGCGGTTCAAAACCCTAAGTATTGGGAAGAGATATCAGACGAAGATAAAAAGTCTTGGTCTAATTATATGACTCATAGATTCCTATCTATGAATATGGATTGGGTTGAATTAGTAAATGAATTACAAAAGTATAACCTGAAACCAAAAGAATTATACAAATTATACACAAATGTTTTACCAAAGAAAAAACAATGGTTAAAATATACAAAAGGGAGAAATCAAATGGCACATCCAAATTGGTTAATCAACATAGTTGCACTACACGAAGAAGTAAGTAAAAAAGAAGCATATGATATGGTTGAACTATATATGCTAACTGAAGGTGGTATGTTAGAGTTAGGAGAACTTTGTCAGAAATGGGGAGTTGAACCTAAAAAGATAGCATCTGCAGGTCTAAATGTACTTGGTTCTATAGGTGGATACACCGCAGGAAATGAATAAAACGCTTGACTTGTATACGATTTTATTCGTATATTTAGTTATGTAAATAGGAATATAAATGAAAGTTATAAAAGACTCTAAGAACGCTTCTGTACCTAAGAATGAACGGTCAATTATAGAAATGATGGAAGAAGAATGGCCAGAGATGACAGAAGAGTTCAAGAAGATACAACGAGAACAATACGAATTGTTCTTACATAAACAACACGACTATGGTCCTGGCAATATTAGTGTTGGAACACAATTACAAACACCAGAAGAAGTGAAGCTATCACTTACTGGCTTGTGGTTCAGGATTAATGACAAATGTCAGAGATTAAAAACCTTATTGATGGGTGATAGAGAATCAGCCGTAGATGAACCATTAGAAGATGCATATTTAGATATATCTAATTATGGTATAATGGCTACCATTGTAAAGAATGGTAAGTGGGGAAAATGAATAGAATAAGTTATAGTCAGTATAATCAATGGGTTACGTGTCCATATAAGTGGAAACTTAATTACATTGATAAGCTAAGTGTTTGGACAGATAGTATTCATACATTGTTCGGAACTTCAATGCACGAAGTTCTTCAGACGTATCTTACTGTAATGTATAATGATACTATTAAAATGGCTGATGCTCTTCCTTTAGACGAAATGCTGTTACATAGAATGAAAAAGAATTACAATACTATTATGGAAAAGAATGGTGGTGAAGTATTTTGTGAACAATCTGATATGGAAGAATTTTACAATCACGGATTACTGATATTAGAGTGGTTTAAAAAGAAGCGTAATATGTATTTCAGTAAGAAGGGTTATGAGTTAGTTGGTATAGAAGTTCCTGTTGATTATGACTTACCAAATAAGATTAAGTTTATTGGTTATATAGATATAGTTCTACACGATACTGTAAGAGATAGATATAAAATTATAGATATCAAGACTTCCACGATGGGTTGGAATAAGTGGATGAAAGCTGACAAGACAAAGACAGACCAACTATTATTATATAAACATTTTTATGGTGCTCAACACGATATTCCAGTAGATAAAATTGATGTAGAATACTTTATTGTAAAACGTAAACTATATGAAAAGGTAGATTTTCCACAACGTAGAGTTCAGACATTTCAACCTGCTAGTGGTAAACCGAGTATAAATAAATTAATGAATAACTTAAATCACTTTATTGAAGAATCTTTTATCGATGGAGAATATAATTTAGAACATAATTATATTAAACAACCNTCTAAAAAGAACTGTAGGTATTGTGTGTTTAATCAAACAGAACATTGTGATGTAGGAGTTAAATAATGAAAAACAAATTAAGTCTAAGATTAAAATTAACTGATTTTATTAATACTGAAATAGAATTAAAAATTATGGAAAAGATTAATAGTATTCATAAAGACTTACATATAGCAGTTATGTTACATTTATGGTTTGATGAGGGTGAAGTAACAAATAAAGATTTAAAAGAATTTTTGATAAGATGGGAAGATAAATTATCTTTTAAAACTGTTGTTAAGCAAGGTTCTCATATTAAACCGAATGAGTTTATATGGTTTGATATAAATCCAAAAGGATTACCTTATAGTTCTAGGAAAAGATTTGAATTTGGGTATATTAATAAAGAACATATATTACATGGTTTACAAGATTTTTATAACGTAGCAAAATTCACCACCTCAGAAAAATCATTTAAAAAACAAAAGAGAAATGACTACGAAGATTAAAATAGGTATAGTTGGTAGTAGAGATTATACTAATAAGAAAAAAATAAAAGATTTAATATTTGAAATAAAAGAAAAGTATGGAGATGAAGTAGAAATAGTTAGTGGTGGTCAAAAAGACGGTGCCGATGGATTTGCTAAAAAGTTTGCATTAGAGTTTGATATGAGTTATGTAGAATTTCCACCATCACATTATAGTTGGAATATGCATTGTAAATTACCAGCTACTAAATACAGTAAACCATATTATGTTTCTAATTATTTCAAAAGAAACAAACAAATAGCAGAATATAGTAATATAGTCATAGCATTTATTCCAGATGGTGTTGAGTCAAGAGGTACAATGAGTACAATTGAGTACGCAATTAAGGAAAAAAAATTGACTAAAATACTGAACTAATATATATTTATATATGTATATATTATTAGAGGTTTTATATGGATTACAAATTAACGTCAGTTAAGGTTTTAAAAGAACTTTATAGAAAATTTAAAAGTAGTAACTTAGATGATGAGTTTACGTTACAAAAATTAGTTAACCGTTCAATGGATTTATATCTATTAGATAAAAAGTTTAACAATCAGATAAAAAATTGGCAGAATTTAAAACAAAGTGGGAGTAGATTATGAATTTAAGAGATGATTTATTAAAAGCAAGTAAATTACATTTCAAGGCTCAAGTAGAGAAGCATCGTATAAATGTTGAAAATATGTTGAATAATACAGTTGGTGTAGGAGACCATCCTGATATTATGGAAACAATTGAGGCAGAGTTAGAGAAGATGTCAGGTTATCACGACAAGTTAGAAATGTTAGATTATTTTGATGTGTCGATAGATGATAAAAAACTATTAAACGATTAGAGGTTATATGTCTAAGAAAAAGATTTTATTATTATCAGATGATTTAAGAATGTCATCTGGTATTGGTACAATGTCAAAAGAATTTGTACTCGGTACAGTTCAACATTACGATTGGGTTCAAATTGGTGGTGCGATTAAACATCCTGAAGAAGGTAAAGCTGTTAATATGGATGAGTCTGTTCAAAAAGAAACAGATGTAAAAGATGCTAAACTAACAATATATCCTGTTAATGGGTATGGTAATGCTGAGTTACTTAGAAGTATTATGACTCACGAAAAACCTGATGCTATTCTACACTATACAGACCCAAGATTTTGGGGTTGGTTGTATGAAATGGAACACGAAATTAGGCAGGAGATGCCTATCTTCTATTATAATATTTGGGATGACTGGCCAGCTCCACAATACAATGAGAATTTCTACGAGTGTTCTGATTTGATTATGAATATATCAAAACAGACAGTAGCTATTGTAAAAGACGTTGCAAAACATAAACCAAGAACAGATTGGGATTGTACTTATTTACCCCACGGAGTTAGTGATAAATTTTATCCTATTTCAGTATTTGATGATGAATATAAACAAGTTGAATCTATGAAACAACAACTTACAGATGATGATATTGAATTTGTGATGTTTTATAACAATAGAAATATCCGAAGAAAAAATCCAGGTGACCTTATATTAGCATTTAAGCTGTTTTGTGATACGTTATCTAAAGAAGAAGCGGACAAATGTTGTTTACTAATGCATACACAACCAGTTGATGAAAATGGTACACATTTACCTAATGTTGTTAAAGCTATATGTCCTGATTATAAAGTATATTTTAGTGATAAAAAATTAGAAACACATCAGTTAAATTGGTTATATAATATTGCAGACGTAACATTTAACATAGCATCAAATGAAGGTTTTGGTTTAGGTACGTGTGAATCGTTAATGGCTGGAACACCTATTACAGTTAATATTACAGGTGGGTTACAAGACCAATGTGGATTTAAATTAAAAAAATATAATTTTGATACTACAGGATTTACAGAGGGATTTTTAACTGCAAATGATTATTCTGAAATAAAATCACTACACGATGATAGAAAGTGGGCTAATAACCCTGATTTGACTTGGGGTGAGTGGGTAAAACCAGTATGGCCTTCAAATCGAGCTATGGTAGGTTCAATACCAACACCATATATATTTGACGATAGATGTAGATTTGATGATGTTGCTGATATAATGAAAGAGTGGTATGATATGTCATCTGAAGATAGAGTAGAATGTGGTACGAAAGGTCGTGAGTTTGTTTTAAGTGAGGATTCAATGCTGTCAAGTGAACATATGTGTCAGAATTTTATAGACCATATGAATACAGCATTTGATAAATGGAAACCAAGAAAACGTTATAGTATTTATAAAGCGTAGGAGTTATAATGAGTAAACCAGTATGTTTAGTTACTGCACCAGTTGCAACAAGAAGTGGGTACGGAGCACATAGTAGAGATATAATTAGAGCACTAATTAAATTAGATAGATATGATATAAAGGTTTGGAGTGTTCGTTGGGGTAATTGTTCAATGAACGCATTACAAAGTGATGACCCAAATGATAAAATGATTATTGATAGGATGTTACAAACTCCAGAATTACCTAAACAACCTGAGATTCACATGCATATAGTTATTCCAAATGAATTTCAACCCTCAGGAAAGTTTAATATTGGTATTACAGCTGGGTTAGAAAAAACAGCATGTCCACCTGAATGGCTCCAGGGTATGAATAAAATGGATATGAATATAGTACCATCTAATTTTGTAAAAGATATGATGACAAGTATAGCATTTGATGTTCAAGATGACAAGACTAAACAAGTACAAGGACAATTAAAAATAGAGAAACCAATAGAAGTTTTATTTGAAGGTGTTGATACTAATATATTTAAAAAGACAAACGAATTTTCTAAAGAGTTGGTAGATGAAATAAAACAAGTTAAAGAAAACTTTAATTTTTTATTTGTAGGTCATTGGTTACAAGGTAAATTAGGTCACGACAGAAAAGATACTGGTATGTTAGTAAAAGTATTTCTTGAAACATTTAAGAATATGAAAAATGCACCTGGTCTTATAATGAAGTCAAGTGGAGCTACATTTTCAATATTAGATAGAGAAGATATGTTAGACCGAATAAAACAACTAAAGGATACTATAAAAGGAGACTTACCAAATATTTATTTACTACACGGTGACTTTACTGACGATGAGATGAATGAATTATATAATCATCCTAAAGTAAAAG